TGAGGGGGTGATCAGGTCGTTCCGCTGCCGCGATACCCGCAACCTGGCTCAAGGCCAGCGCGTCAAGCGCTTTCAGGCCTTTGAGGCCGTCGCACGCCGCAAGCTCCGTCAGCTTGAAATCGCTGCCACCCTTGACGACCTCCGCGTTCCCCCAAGCAACCACCTGGAACTTCTCAAAGGTGACCGCCGTGGCCAGCACAGCATCCGAATCAACGATCAGTACCGCGTCTGTTTCATCTGGTGCGACGGAGCCGCAGAAGAAGTCGAAGTCGTTGACTACCACTGACCAACTTCCACCCGTGACACCGGGGCAACTTCTCCTTGAGGAGTTCCTTCAACCCCTCGGGATTACGCAATACAAGCTGTCCAAGGCCATCGGCGTACCCGAGAGCCGCATCTACGGCATCGTGCGCGGCCAGCGTGCCATCACAGCCGACACAGACCTCAGGCTGTGCCGGTATTTTGGCCTTTCCAATGGCTACTGGTTGCGGGCTCAGATGCTGCACGATATTGAGGTGGCAATGCGTGATCTTGGCAGCACCTTGGTGCAGATCAAGCCTATCGGCAGCAATTACGCCAGCTGAGTGAAACGGCAACCTTGCTTATACGGTTGCCGAACGTGCATAACGTCTCCACTGGCCCAACACTCAATCAAAGCCTGGGGCTTGCATCTTTTCGAGATTTCAAGGTGCATGATCCATCGCTGGCCTGGCAGCGCATGGAACCGCGCTGGCGGCTGATCGAGCAGCTGGCACTCGGCACGCTCGGGATGCAGGCAGCCGGCCGCCGCTACCTGCCGCAGGAACCCCGCGAAGACGACGACAGCTACAGCGCACGCCTAGCCCGCAGCGTGTGCCCGCCCTACATGCTGCGCCTAGAGCAGATGCTGGCCGGCATGTTGTGCCGCAAGCCCGTCCGCCTCGATAACGTCCCCGACCCCATTCAGGAACACCTCTTTGACGTTGACCTGGCCGGCAACGATCTCAATGCCTACCTGCAGGAGCTAGCCCGCAAGTGCCTGCGCTACGGCCACGTCGGCGTGCTGGTGGACTACCCGCGTGGTGACGAGGGTGACGACACACCGGTGCAGGACTTCTCGCGGCCGTACTGGGTGGCCTACACCCCGCGTGACATCCTCGGCTGGCGCACGGATGTGGTCAACGGCAGCCAGAAGCTCACGCAGCTGCGCCTCTATGAGCAGGTCACGGTGCCTTTTGCGGAGTGGGGCGAAGAGGTCGTCGAACAGGTGAGAGTCCTTGAAATCGGCCGCTTCCGTCTCTACCGCAAGCAGGCCAGCAAGTCCCGCGACTGGGAGCTGATCAGCGAGGGCACCACCACCCTCGACGAGATCCCATTCGCCGTGGCCTATGCCAACCGCACTGGCCTGCTGGAATCCACCCCGCCGCTGGAGGAAGTCGCCTGGCTCAATCTCAAGGCGTACCGCTGCGAATCCGATCAGGCCAACATCCTCCACGTCGCCGCTGTTCCCCGGTACAACCTCTTCGGTGTGCCGGCTGAAGTGGAGGAGCTGGAGGCTGGCCCGGCCTCTGCCATGGCCTTCCCCGCTGATGCCCGCGCGGAGTTCGCCGAACCGCAAGGCACCAGCTATCAGGCCCGCTTCACCGAGCTGGAGCGCATTGAAAAGCAGATCGCCGAGTTGGGTCTGGCGGCAGTGCTCGGTCAGAACCTGACCAATGCCGCTGCCGAATCCAAAGCCATCGACCGCAGCCAAGGCGATGCTGCCCTGATGGCCGTGGCCCTTGGCCTGCAGAACCTGATCGACACCTGCCTCAAGTTCCACGCGGCCTACCTGAACCTGCCCACCGCTGGTAGCAGCATGGTCAACAACGACTTCGTGTCGCATCGCCTAGAGCCCGCACACGTGGCTGAGCTGATCAAGCTGCGGGTTGGTGGTGACATCACGCAGGAAACCCTGTTGATCCAACTGGCCGATGGCGAGTGGCTCTACGACGACTTCAACGTTGATGCCGAGCTAGAGGCCACGGCCGCGCAGCAGGAGCGCCGCCTGGCCGCACAGGAGACGCAGCTCAGCAGCAATCTGCAGCAGCTGCCCGGTCAGCCCAATGGCTGATCTCAGCGATCGGATGCAACGCCTCCTGAAGGCGCTGGAGATTGCCGACAAGTGCGGCAACACCTTCATGGCGGCCAACATCCGCGCGGCCATCCGCGAGCAGGAGCGTCAGGAGCGCAGCGGCAGCTATCGCCTGTAACGGCAACCTAAGCCGCACCTCTGACCCTGTGGGTCTTCATGCCCGACAACGACACCGCCGCTCCTGTGGAGCAGCAGTCTTCATCCGATACCTCAGCGCTGCAGGCTGAAATTGAAGCCCTGCGCCGCAAGAACACCGAACTGCTCGACGAGAAGAAGAAACTGGCCAAGCGTGTGCCAGAACTGCCCGATGGCATTGACGTGCAGGAACTGCTGGCTTTCAAGCAGGCGCATGAGCAAGCTGAACTAGAGCAGAAAGGCAACTACGCCGAGGCACGGCAGAAGCTGGAAGCGCAGTTCCGCGAGCGCGAATCCAACCTGCAGCAGCGCATCGAGGCCCTGGAAGCTGAGAACCGCGAACTCAAGGTGATCGGCCCTGCGGTCGCTGCCCTGGCCGACACGGTGCATGACCCCGACGAGGTGGTCAAGCTCAAGCTCAAGCCAGACCAGATCGACCGCGAGCCTGATGGCACCGTCGTGGTCGTTGATGGCTACCAACGCGTGCCGATTAGCGACTGGGCCAAGGCCAGCCTGCCGCAGTACCGCCTCAAAGCACCCAAGCCGCAGGGTACCGGCGCACCAGTCGGCCGCAGCAGCGGTGAACTGCCAGCCGGCACCAAGAACCCCTTCAGCCGCGAGCACTTCAACCTCACCGAACAAGCTCGCATCTATAAAACAGACCCCGAGCTGTATGCCCGCTTGAAAGCTGCAGCGAATCGTTGATGCTTTCAGGCATACTTACAGCACAAGGGAAAGCTGTGCTGACCCATCGGCCTGTGGCCAACAACCGCAAACCCTGATCTAGGACATCATCATGGCGACCCTTCGGTCGGACGTGATTGTGCCTGAGGTGTTTACGGCCTACGTCGATGAGGCCGTTACCACCCGCAGCGCATTCATCAACAGCGGCGTCATTCAGCCGCTTGCCATCCTCAATGCCACCGAAGGTGGCGACTATGTTCAGGTGCCCAGCTGGACCGCCAACCTGAGCGGCGATGCTGAGGTGCTGAGCGATAGCTCTAGCCTCACCCCTGGCAAGATCGGCGCCGAGAAGCAGATCTGCCCGGTGCTGCACCGTGGCCGGGCCTGGGAAGTTCGGACGCTTTCGGCCCTCGCTGCCGGCGATGACCCGATGGCTGCCATTGGCCGCAAGGTCGCTGAGTACATCAGCCACCAGCAGCAGAAGGACATCTTCGCCATCCTCAAAGGCGTCTTCGGTCCGCTGACCAGCAACACCACCGGTGCGCTGAAAGCTCTGGCGATTGACTCCAACGCCACCGCTGGCGTGCTGTCGCCTGGCAAGGTGGCAGAAGCCCGCGCTGCGCTGGGCGACCAGGGCGAGAAGCTCTCGGTTATCGCCATGCACTCCAAGGTCTATTACGACCTCGTTGAGCGCCGTGCCATTGAGTACGTCACAGCTGCTGAGGCTCGTCAGACCGCCGACAGCGCGATGCCCGATGCCTTCGGTGGCAACCTGGCCAATGCCTACGGCAACGTCGAAGTGCCGACCTACATGGGTCTGCGCGTGATCGTCTCCGACGATGTGAACAACGACGGCACCAACTATGCCTCGTATCTGTTCACCCCCGGGGCCATGGCATCCGGTACTCAGTCGGGCTTGGTGACCGAGACCGACCGTGACATCCTCGCGCTGAGTGATGCCATGTCTGTCCACTGGCACAACCTCTACCACCCGCTGGGCATGTCCTACACCGCCGGTGGTGTGAACCCCTCCCGCGCCACGCTGGAAACCGTTGGCAACTGGACCCAGATCTACGAAACCAAGAACCTTGGAATCGTGAGCATCGTTTCCAACCCCAACTTCTGAGGTAACTAACGATGGCATCTCAATTTGAAGCCGTAGCCGGCAAGCTCATCGGCTATCCCGCCGGTCTGGGTGGCGCTGTCACCCAAGCCACCAGCAAAGCCACCGGTGTGACCCTCAACACGGTCACCGGTCAGATCACCACTCACGATGCCTCCCTTGCCGGCGGCGCTGAAGTGAGCTTTGTGGTCACCAACAGCAGCGTGGCCGCTGCCGATGTGCCCATCGTGGCCATCCAATCCGGTGCCACCACCGGCACCTATGTGGCCAGCGTCAGCGCTGTTGCTGCTGGGTCCTTCACCGTCACGCTGTCCAACCTGGGCACGACCGCTGGTGAAGCTCTGGTGCTCAACTACGTGGTGCTCAAGGGCGCTGCTGCCTGATGGGCCTGTTCGCTTTCAAGCGACTGCGTGAACGTGAGGCTGCCTCTGCGGAGGCGGCCTCTTTTCATGTGGAGCAAAAGCCGCCGGAACCACCGGCGCAAACTAGGAAACCCCGTGCTCGCAAGCTGAAACCTGATGGAACGCAGTGATTATGCCGGTGCCGTATACATCGCGGACACCACGGAATACACCGGTCGCTACTGGGCCATCACGGCACTGGAGGCCACGGTGGTGAACACCGCCAGCGTTGCTGACTACAGCGGCAGCAGCATCAGCGCGATGCCGATCCCGGTTGGCACCACGATCTACGGCAACTTCAGCAAGGTCAAGCTGACCAGCGGCAAGGTGCTGGCCTACGTCAGCTGATGGCGGATCTGTCCGCTCAGGTTGAAGCGTTCCTGCGCAATGCCCTCGCGGCCAAGAAGCTGGAGGATCGCCTGGTCAAGCAGGCCCTGCGCGATCTGCGTACCACGCTTGTGGCGGTGGAACGTGTCGTGGGCTCCAGTGGCGCGTTAGCCGTTGGCCCTGGCCGTGAGCGGATCATTGCGCGCATCGTCGAAGCAGTCGGCAACAGCGTCTCGGAATCGTTCGGTGCGCCGCAGCTGGCTGCATTGCAGGAAGCCTTAGCGCCGTTTGTGGAGCGGCAGCTGGACTTCGCGCGGCGCATGGTCACCATGGCCGGCGGTGAGCTGAGCAGCGAAGGTGCTGTGCAGGTCACGCAGGCACAGGTCAACCGGCTGGTGAACGATGCGGTGGTTGGCGGCAAGACGCTGAGCACGCAGCTGACCGCGACGCTGCCGGCTGCCGTAGCCGATCGTGTGGAGCGCTACATCCGGCTGGGTCTGTCCGATCTTGGCGGCGAGGTGTTCCGCACCTACGAGGATGCTGTGGTGCGCGTTACCGAGAACAACGTTGAGGCCGTGATCCGCACAGCTGTGACGGAAGTGGGCAGCGCGGCACAGCAGGCCATCTATGAGTTTGAGACGGACCCGGACTGGCTGGGACCGGAAGGACTGGTCTGGACCGCGCTGCTGGACAGCCGGGTCTGCCCTATTTGTGTTGCACTTGATGGCAAGAGGTTCCCGCCAGACTACAGAAAGGTATCACCACATTTCCAGTGTAGATGTAGTTTAATACCTTGGAAGTGGAGAAATGAGGATATGATTGATCCTAGCGGAAGAAAAGTTACACCCAAACGCCTAGCCGAAGGCGATGGTGGCGATACCGCGCTGAACTTCAAGACCGCTGCCAAAACATGGGTTAAGGACAACCCCCAGACCGCTCAGGACATCTTCGGCAAGAAGCTTGGCCAGCGCCTCGTCAACGGCGAGATCAGCTTTGACAAGGCCGTCAAACAGTGGAGCGCACCGAAGAAGGCAACTTAAAGCCAAGAGTGCGTTGCCATGCCCGTCACCGTCGTCGCTACCGCTGGCGCCAGTAACGCCAACAGCTACCTCACGGTCGCCGCTGCAGACGATCTCGCCAACCTGTACCTCGGCACCCTGAACTGGGCATCGGCCACGACCGACAACAAGGGTCGCGCGTTGATCATGGCAACCCGCTACCTCGACGAGCTGAGCTACATCGGCACCAAGGCCAGCACCACGCAGAGCCTGCTGTGGCCGCGCAGTGATGCGGAATGCGGTGACTGGAGCTTCACCAACGCCGAAATCCCGCAGCCGATCAAACAGGCCACCTTTGACCTGGCTGAATACCTGCTCGGGGATGGTAATGCCCTCAGCGGTGCTGGGACCAGCAGCAGTGAACTAATCCCCGGCATCCCGAACGCCAACCTGAAACGGGCACGCGTGGACGTGATTGACGTGGAGTTCAACAGCACTGCCCAAGCCGACAGCAAGAACGCCCTCAATGTGGTGCCCCATCTGAGCAAGGTGCTTGGTTGTCTGTGCATCAGCTCGGCGTCGTCTGCATACGGCAGTCGCCCAGTGTTGCGCAGTTAGCATGGTGCTATGCGCGTTGCAGAAGGCCAGCTCTGTCTCTTTGCTCCTTCAGAGAGTGAGCAGCCCAAGCGTCGCGCAGAATCGCATCTTGCCAAACCGCTGACACGCGAGGATCAGCGCCGCATTGGCAAGCTCTACGCCGAAAACATTGGCCTGATCCGTAGTTTTGGCGGCAAGCTCGCCCGCAAGTATGGGCACTGCATGGCGCACGAGGACATCTGGAGCGCCGTGGATCTGGCCTTTATCAAGGCGTGCCGCGCATGGGATCCAGATCGCGGCCGTCTGAGCACCATCTTCTGGAGTTTTGCGCAGGGTGAGGTGCTGCATTACCTGCGCGGTCACAACTGGACGATCAAGGCCACGCACAAGGCACGGCTGCTAGGGAACCAGGCTAGGAAGCTGATGGCCCTGGGCTGGGACAGCACAGCGGTTTGCCGTGAGCTGAGCTGCAGCAAGACCGACCTGAAGGAAGCGCTGCTAGCGACGGCAGGCGTCGCGCATGACGTCAAAGGCTTTGACCTGCATGTGTGCCCGAGGCCAACACCTTGGGAGGTGCTAGAGGCTGAGGAGGAGCGGCTGGCGGCAAGTTAGCTCACACGCACCAGCACAATCGTGGCCGGAACCTACTTCGCCGCCCTTGATCTCAGGTTCTGGGTCAAGATTGGCACCACTGCCTCCAGCGCACCTACATCGTCCAGCACGATGACTGAGGTGTTGTCGCTGACCAATGCTTCGATCTCGGTCAGCAGTGACACGCAGGATGTGCTGGATTACTCGACCGATTTTGGTTTTAAGTCCAGCATCGTCACCGGTAACAGCTACACCATCAGTGCCGCGCTCAATCTGGATCCGACCTCAGACGGCTACTTAATTCTCAAGCGTGCAGCGCAGACCTCTGCCAACAACGTGGCAGTGCAGTGGTATCGCGAGCTGCCGCTAGTGGGCACTGGCAACACCGATCCGCAGGTGGATGCTGGTGTGGCGTTCGTCAGCAACTGGAGTGAGAACCTAGAGGCTGGCAACATCGCTGCTGTCACCTTTGATCTCGTCGGCTACGGCGCACCCAAGAACTACCAGCAGGGTGACGGCATCGCCACGCTGACCATCACCAACGGTGGCGCTGGCCTGACCGCACAGACCGGTGTACCGCTGGTGGCTACCACCCCGGCTGCAGGCAACGGCTCGGGCAAGAATGCCACCGTGACCATCACCGTCAACGGCTCTGGCGTCATCCAGACCGCCACGATCGTGGCCGCTGGCGAGAACTACAAGGTTGGCGATGTGCTGACGATCAACGATGCCACGGTGTATGGCACAGGCGACACGCTGCCGGTGCTGACCGTTGCCACAGTGGCCTGAGGCTAACTAGGTTGTGGGTTCGGGGGCGGCAGTTGTGGAGCTGCCGCTTTTTTATGGCTAGGCGCCGCTGCCTTCTAGACGTTGCCACTGCTGCGCGAAGAACTTGTCTAGGGGCAGGTTCTGCAGGGCAGGCTTAATCCAATCACGGCCAGGCACAAGGGTGCCGCGTCGCGTGGTGTAACCGCGCAGGATGAGCGGGGCATAGGGAAAGCCATCCTTGCTTTTGGCATCCCATGTGAAGGTGATGGTGGCGCGGCCATCAAAGGCACGACGCTGTGAGCCGATGAACCCGCCCAAGTCCACAATGTTGCGCGGGCTGCCAACCAGTGACTTGTTCTTGCGT